AGGACGATCTCCGAGAACTCCTCGGCCGTCCTGGCCGCGCTGATCGCGAACATGCGGAACTACATCGAGGAGCTTCAGTGATCACGAAGCCAGAGGACTACGTCTACTACCGGCTGACGACCTCCCCACAGGTCGCCAGGCTCGTCGGGTTCAACGTCTACCCGATCGCCGTACCGAAGTCGGCCGGCTTCCCGTTCGTGGTCTACAAGCGGCAGAACATCATCCGCGAGGCCAGCCTGGCCGGGCCGATGTTCATGCCCCTCCTCTCGATCCAGATCGCCTCTTGGGCGCTCACCCACGACGCCGCCCGGGAGTTGGGGGACGCCGTCCGGCTTGCGCTGGATGGCAACACCGGCACCGCTGCCGGGGCTACAATCCAAGATATGAGGCTCGTCAGCGAGACTGACGACTTCTTGGACCCGACGGCCGTGGGAGCACAACTCCCGCCGGCTTACGAGGTCCGGCAGTTGTACCAGATCAGGTGGCAGGAAGCCGCCGACTAACCCTACAGGTCACGACATCGGCGCAAGGAGGCGCGACTCATGGCAGGCGTTTCGGCACAGGGACTGACGTTCTCGTTCGGCGGCTCGAACCTCACCGTCACCTCGGTCCAGGTCAATGACACGCAAGACCTCATCGACGGCAGCCACCTGGGCATCGCCCCGAACGGCCGCCGGGAGTACGTCGGCGGCTTTGCCACCGACCGTGAGGTGCAGATCGACTACATCTCGACGACGATCCTCACCGCCGGCGTGTCGGGCAGCCTGTCGATCTCCGGCCCGCTCTCGTTCAGCGGCAACGCGACGATCGCGTCGTCCTCGATCGGCGGCTCCGTCGGCGCCCTTGTCAGCGGGAGTGCGACGTTCCGAGTCGCGTAAGCGATGGCGGGATTCGCAGCCCACGGGGCGACATTTACGTTCATTGGCTCCCGCGCCACATTCTCAGGTGCGGTCGTCGGAGTCAATGTCGAGACGCCAACCGCAGAGGTCGTGGATATGACCTCTGTGGTTGACGCTCCCGGCGCAAGCGTGCTCGTCCCGACTGGCGAATGGAGCGGCGCCAGCATCTCCGTCGACTTCATCGTGACGTCGTCCTCCGACATCACGCAGGCGGTTCGCGGCGTCGGACCCCTGGTATTTGCGTCCCCGCGATGGAGCGTGGCTGCGCGAGTGATTCTTGAGTCTGCCAACGTGGAGGCTCGCGTTGGCGATGTTGTTCGTGGTTCTGCGAAGTTTCGTGTCACTGATTACCAAGGAACGTGATTCATGGCTCTGAGCAAGGCGAAGATTCTGGCGGCGAAGGACGTCAAGTTGTCTGAGGCGGTCCCGGTCCCCGAGTGGGGCGGCGACGTCCATATCCGCACCATCAGCGGGACGGAGCGTGATCGATTCGAGGAGGCGTACAGCGAGCAGAAGATGAAGGCGTTCCGCGTCCGCTTCCTCGTGATGACGCTGGCCGACGACAACGGCGAGCGGCTCTTCGGTGACGCCGACATCGACGCCCTTGGCGACAAGTCCAGCGTCGTGATCAACCGCCTGTTCGACAAGGCGTGGCAGCACAACGCCTTCACCGACAGCGCGGTGGAGACGCTGGGAAACGATTCACCGACCGCCCCGAGCGAAAGTTCTACTTCGACCTAGCCTTGGCGCTGGGCCGGTCGGTGCGAGAGTTGCTCGAGACGGTCGACTCGCAGGAGCTGTCGGAGTGGTTCGCGTACCAGCAGCGGTGGCCGCTGGGGAACAGTTGGCAGCAGACGGCGAGGATATGCAGGACGATCATGGCCGCGTCGGGCAACTACAAGCGAGTGCCTGACGAGGATGTGTTCATCCCGGCACAGAAGCGACCGAAGCAATCGCATGAGTCGATGCTGACGGAACTGATGAAGTTGAAGCAGCCTCAAGGATGAGACGATGAGCCGTCGCGGGTATCTCGGCAAAATCTCGGCGATCCTGACGGCAGACTCCAAGGGGCTGTCCCGCGGCCTGAGTAACGGCGCCAAGGACGTCACTCAGTTCGCGAGGAAGATTCAGAGCACCATCTCCGGCGCCACGAGCCGCGCTGGCAAAGAGTTCGACAACATCTTGACGCCGTTGCAGAAGTTGCAGCGGGCGCTCAAGTTGGGCGTCGGGCAGAATCTCAAACTCGTCAACCAGCAGGAGGTTCAGGCGATCCGGCAGTTTGCCGAGGCCGCCGAACGGATTGCCAAGCCGGTGTCGCAGGCCGCGAAGGACTTTGCCGGCCTGTCGGCGCAGGTGCAGAGGAACTTCGCCCCAGCCCTCGAGTCAGCGCAGAAGGCCGCCGAGCAGCTCCGCGTATCTCTCGGCAGCGGCGCCAGGGTGAGCGAGCGTGACTTTGCCAACCTCGAGGCGAGGATCAACCGCGTCGCACAGGCCGCGACTCGCCTGCGAGAGGCGGGCCAGACGGCCGGCAGCCTGGCGTCGGGGCAGGAACTCCGTTTCCAGCAGCCTGGATTCGTCCAGCAAGCTGCCCGCGCCGCGGCACTTCAGCAGCAGGCGGCGTCGCTGTCGCCGGATCAGATACAGGGCGGCGGCGTGGCGGCGCTCGTCGGCCAGCAGCGGCAGGCGGCCCAGGAGGCACAGAGCCTCCTCTCCACGCTCGAGCGTATCCGCATCACGCGAAACGGCGACGCCCAGGCGGCAGAGGCGGCGTACAACCGCCAGGTGGCCGGGTTGCGAGAGATCAACGATCAGTTGGAGCAGGAGATCACACTGTCAAGACAGGCTGCGGCGGCAGCGCAGCAACTCGCCGACGCGCAGAATAGATTTGATGACGCAGAGCGAGATAGGCGTAGCGGTGTGACCGCCCGCAGGAACGCAAACGCCTTCGAGGACGCGACGGCCGGCGTCATGGAGCGGCAGCGACCGACCGTGAGCGGATTCGGCCCTGTCGTCCGCACGATGGAGTCGGAACTCGCCCGCGCGAGGGCTTTGCAGGAGCAGTTCCGGGCGCTCCCAGCGGAAGCACAGCGACAACTGGAGGAGCAGAAGAGGCGATTTGACGTTGTAGCGAATGGGGCCGAGGGTGGCGCCGTATCGCTTGGGGTGCTCGCCGCCGCATCCGACAGGCTGGAGGAGTCGCTCCGAGGCGTGAACGAGCAGTTGGATGCGCAGGCAGCCGCTCGGCAGAGGGCCATTGACGCGTCTGGGCTGCTAAACATCGACCAGCGCGAAACACGCCTCCTTGACAACGAGGGGCGAACATCAAACGCGGGAAGTCCAGCCAGAAGGTTCACCGACGCCATCGGTGGCGAAATCGGCTCGGTGCGTCGCCAGTTGGAGGAACTCCCCGGCCTCGCCGCAACCCTTGGTCCCCCGGTGGACAATCTGACGACGCGATTTCAAAACCTCGCCCGCGAAGGCATCGGCACGACGGCAGAGCAGTTGCAGGGAGTCAGGAACGAGGTTCAGGCGATTCAGGCGGCGATCACGAGCCGCGGCGACATCGGCCAGCAGTTTCTTGGGCGTTTCGGCGGCGCTGGTGCGGCTGGGCTAGACCTCGGCATCGACACGAGGTCACTGAACGCGATCGGGGCGCAGATCGAGTTCACGCAGGGGAGGCTCGCGAGCCTGGCGGCCCAGCAGCGCGGCCCCTCAGTGGCCGCGCTTGAGGCTTTCAGGGTTGCGGCATTCAGAGCATACAGCGGCCTCGAGGAGAACGCGGAGCGGGCTGCGGCCGAGGTCGCTAGGACGCGAGAGGAATTGATCCGCACCGTCACTGCGGCCGACCCGTCTCTGGGGTCTTTTGGCCGAGATTTCGCTCGCGTCGGAGACGTAGCCCGCGGCGCGTTCGGAAATGCTGGACTCGCTATCCAGCAGGCCGCGTTCGCCGTAGAAGACTTTTTCAGCGTCACTGGCGGTCTTGACCAAAGGATTCGCGCGGCCGGGAACAACCTGTCGCAACTTGGCTTCATCCTCGGCGGAACGACGGGCCTGATCGTTGGCATCAGCAGTGCCATTACCGCCCAGTTGGTTGCCGCCTTGATCAAGTGGTACAACGCGGGCGTTGACACCGAAGACCAGTTGAAGTCTTTGAATCAGACGCTTGAGCGGCAGAAGTCACTTGCAGAGTCGCTTGCGTCGGCCTACGACGCCGTGGCAGAGTCGATCGAAAGGGCTGGCGGAAGCAGGGCCACGCAGCAATTACGCGACCGCGACAGGGCGCTGGAGGAAATTCGTAATAAGCAGGACGAGCAGCGGCGCGAGCGCATTGCATCGGTCGACCGTGATGTGCAGAGGGAGAGGGGGATTCAGTCTGCCCGCCAGCGGGAACTCGAGAGAGCGACCGACCCCGGCGAGAGGGTGCGGTTGCAGAGAGAAATCAGAGATTCTAGAGAGCGGGAGCGTCGCTTCGCCGACGCGGCTGTCGCGCGGCCTGGGATTGCAGCGGAGCAGGCTGTTGCCGGAGTTGCAGACTCAAGGCTGGCAACGGCAAGGGCGGAAATCGAAGCCGTGGCTCGGGCAATGCAGATGACAGCCGGCGCTGACGGCGGCATGGAAGCCGCGGCCCAGGCTGCGGAGGAGTACCGCCGGGAGGCCGTCCAACGAGCGGAAGCCGAGGTTGAGACATTCCGCAGGCAACAGTCGGAGGCCGTAAGAAACGCCGGCGGCCCTCGCGAGCAGGCTGCGGCGGCAAGGAGGCTGAACGAGGCTGAACAGGCCAGGCTTCAAGGCCAGATCAACAGAAATCCAGGCGACCCGGCAAACAACGAGCGGCGTCGGCAACTGGATGCGCTTCAGCAGCAACTCATAAGCCTCGAGAAGGATATCTTCCGCGACGCGACGAACAAGGTCGCCATCGAGGCGACAAAAGCCGCCATCGACGCCGCTAACCAGATCGGCCGCGCGCAGGAGACTCTGGCGAACGCACTCAACGGCGGCGCGTCCCAGATCGAGCGTGAGTTGAGCGCTCTGAATGAGCGTCTCGTCAAGGCGGAAGGGCAACTCAAGACGGCCCAGGAGGGGGGCGACGTTGATGCCGCCGAAGCGGCGAAGAAGGAGATCGAAGCCGTCAGGAATCTTGTTGCAGAACAAGAATCACTCGCAAACACAACCAAGGCCGTTGCC